CCGAAAAGCGGGCAAAACCGCCGGAATGTCCGCGGGACGCGGACACATCCGAAACGGCAACTCACTTTAGTCTGCTAAAGTGTCCGCGGGTGACGGACAATGGGTGTAGGGTTTATGTGTGTAGGATTAGTGATATAAATTTTCTAGAAATTTTTCTAGAAAAAGTATTGACATATTTCTAGAAAAGTTATATTGTAATATCAGAAACAAGGAAAACCAATAATACAAAATAGAAATGGAGGAAACAAAAATGAAAGAAATTAAGAGACAAAGTGGATATGAAGTTGTAGTAACAAAATATGGAAAAGAGATTGTCAGATATAAAGTTGATTCATTATTAACAGCAAATGGATTAGTAAAAACTTTATGTTCACAAGCTATGAAAGAAAATAGTGAAATTTTCTTTTCCATCTATGAAAATGGAATAGAAATAGTAAATGGAGAACATTTTTCGGAAGATGCTTTTTATTACTACTCAGATCTTAGACCGGAAATATTTGCTACTTACAAGATGTCTTGCAATAGAGAACATTAAAAAATGGTATTATAAGTACAGAAACAAGGAAACGACAAATGAAGATTTATTAAAAGAGTTTAACATTGATTTATAAAGGAGGAAATTATATAAATAACACGCTGACCTATCGGCAATACGGGGAGAAAAGAGGATAACATGAGAATTAATCAAAAAATGACTTATGAAGAACTTGTTAAAATGCAAAATAGCGTTGCTGACCTGCCTTTCTATGTAACAAGAAAAGTAGGAATGGAGTTTAAAGTGTATGCCTATTCTCACTCGTCTACGACCAACGGTTACATTCGTAAAAAAGCAACCTATAATCCGAAACCATATAAAGGACGTTTTGGTGTAGGGTTTACTGTAAAATCCAACAATTCCGCAAGCACTCGTTATGCTTATTTAACTTATTATATTGAAATCAAACATTCAGTTATCTGTTCTGCTAACGATAATTGTACGTTGTGTCCATTGTATACGATAGAAAATGGAGAGCACTGTTTATATTAAGGAGGTCTCATCATGAGAGTAAAAGATTTTGTAAAAATGTATCGCGGTATGAAGTGCTTAGAAGTCGAAATTTACGCTAGTGTTACCATTTTTAATGAAGAATATTACGTATTAGTAAGGGAATTTGCCATGGATTACGCAAAAGTCTACAGTGAAAGAAAAGAAAACTTCATGTCTGAGGAAGTTTTAGGTTTCGAAATTGAGTCCGGTAAATTAAAACTTTTTATTGGGGGGTGCGAATAATGCCAGCGTCAAAAGACTATAGTATCTACCAGGAACTCGACTTATCCCTCGACCAGATCAAACGCGAACTTCCACGCGTTGCGCAGGCGGCAAATAGCCGCCTTGCCAAACTGGAAAAAGTTCACGCGCGTGACCAATGGGAGTATGGGCGTGTAAAAGAATTTTTTGTGTCGCAAGGGCGTGAAAAGAATCGTTTCTTGAAAGGCGTAAAGCGTTCGGATGCATCCATCCGGCAGGAATGGGATACCATGATTGCGTTTTTGAACTCTCCAGAAACTACTTTGGAGGGATACCGCATTGCGGAGTTACAAAGACGTTTTGATAAGTCAAAGAAGAAAATTGATGGAGAAGTAACAGAAGATAACTATAAAGACTTGTATCGTTTTCTAACTTCCAATCTCTACAAAAAAAATCTGCGAAAGCAGGTAGCGTCCGATCAAATTATTGACGATTTTATTTCGAAATTAAATGATAGTGGAATCGAACTAGAAGATATTCTTGACGAATATCAGGAGTTTCTAGATGGATATATAACAGAAGAAGAATTATTTGTGAAAAAAAGAACAAAATTAAAGTGAGTGAATATAATGTATAAATTAAATGTTCCCGTTATCATAAATGGAATTGAATATGTTTCACGTGAAAAAATTTATTCTGTTTATGATTTTCCTTTTTCCGATTTCCAGACGTTGCGCGAATGCCGCAAATGCGGAAGAAAGAAAAAACCTATAGTTTATTATGACGTTGAAATGGCGTTTGATATTGAGACAACCACACTGGAAAAATTAGATTATAAACGCTATAATAAAACAGGGGAAAAAGTAATAAAAGGTGATGCTTTTATGTATCACTGGCAGTTCTGTTTAAAAGATACGGTCTGTTTCGGACGAACATGGAACGAGTTTATTCGTTTCTGTGAGGGTTTACATTTGTATTTGAAAACATCTGATACGAAACGCGCTGTAGTCTACGTTCACAATCTTTCATATGAATTTCAGTTCATGAAAGATTTCATTGAATTTGATGAAATCTTTGCGCGGGATGCACATAAAGTTATGAAATGTTATGCGTATAAATACGGGATTGAATTTCGATGCTCGTATTTTTTAAGCAACATGAGTCTTTCAAAATTTTGTGAAAACAGTGAGGGCGTAACCCACTATAAACTGGTTGATACGTATGACTATAAAAAACTACGTACACCAAAAACACCTTTAACGGACGTTGAACAGGGATATTGTTACAACGATGTTCGAGGCTTGTGTGAGTGCATCCGCGCCTTACGGAAAGATGACAACCTTGCAGAAATCCCCCTTACATCAACTGGATACGTCCGCCGTGAATTTCGCCGCGCCATGCAAGCAGATAGAGGCTATTATCCGGAAGTCTTTAACGATCTGGCATTAACCTTGCCGCAGTACCAACTCTGCAAAGATGCGTTCCGTGGCGGCAACACGCACGCCAGCCGCATCCACGCTGGGCACACGATCACGGCGAAAAAGGGTGAATCTGCGATCGTTATGGGTAGTATGGATATTTCGAGCAGCTATCCGGCGCAGATCGCAACTGAGTATTATCCAATGAGTGCGTTCCGGGCGGTTGAGATCACAACGCAGGAACAGTTTGACAACTTGTGTGCTACCCGCTGTGTTATTATGCGGGTACAATTTGATAATTTACACATCAAAGAAAACATTCCGGTACCATACATCCCGCTGTCGAAGTGCCAGAAGCACGGGAAAGATTGTGTGATTGATAATGGTCGAGTACTCTCTATTGACTGTTGCGAAATCGCAATGACAGAGATTGAGTTGGAGATCATAAAAAATCAATATGACTATGATTTCTTTACTGTCTCGGAGTGCTATGTAGCCGCGCGCGGCAAATTACCGGACAGTATGCGTAATACTATGATGGCGTTTTTTATCGCAAAGAGCCAGTTGAAAGGAAATCCCGATAAAGTCTATGAATACATGAAGTCTAAAAATAAGTTAAACAGTACGTTCGGTATGTGCGTGACCGATCTTTTGCAGGACGAATGGGCAATGGATGGTTTTACGGGTGAATGGCATCGGGAAAAAGCGGATGCGGAAAAAGCACTGAACACGTATTACGATGGAAAGAATAGTTTCCTACACTATCAATGGGGTATCTACGTTACCGCCCATGCAAGAAAGCAGTTACAAGATATGCTCGAAGTGGTTGGTATGGATGTAGTATACTGCGACACGGACAGTATTAAGTTTTTGCATCCAGAAGTACACATTCCAGAATTTGAAGCGAAAAACAAATTACTTTCAAAACGTGCGATTGAAAACGACATTCCCGCGTTTTGCGATGTAGGTGAAAAACGCTACATTCTAGGCGTATGGGATATGGATGATCTGTATGTTCAGTTTAAAACCCTGGGGGCAAAGAAATATTGCGGAGTAGAATGGGACGAAAAAGCGGCACAATCCGGCAAAGACCCCGTGCGTTTTACGTCTACGGTCGCTGGCATGAACAAAAAATTAGGCGCGGAAAATATAAAGTGCTGTAATAATTTCCGTCTCTGCCGCAGAATGGAAAATGTCGGACGAACGATCAGTTGTTTTAACAACTCGAAACCGCATTATATCAACGTAAACGGGGAAGAAATTTTGACAGCTAGTAACATCGGAATTATTGATACTACTTATACATTAGGGGTATCGAATGAATACTATGAAGTGTTGGTAAACTCTCAAGACGGAGTGATACCGGAATAGGAGAATAAAATGAGATTTTTCATCTTTTTTATGTTACTTTTAATCGCAACGGTCTGTGCTTTGCATGAAGAGGAAATAGACCTTGCTATTCTGCTTTTATTTTTGGATATTTTTTTTATTTTTCTTGTATGAAAGTATTGACATTCTGCCAGAACAGTGCTATTATAATACTTGTAAGAAATAATAACCACATAAAGTAAAGGAGAAAAAAACATGGTACGCACAAAAATTGAAAAATGGCAGTACGCTGTCATTGACAGAAAAACAAGACAGGAACTCGGTTTTTTTGAGTCTGACTCAGAATTAAAATCGCAGAAAGCCAAAAAAGATGCTGTCATCTCGGCAGGACTGCCGGAAGATTCCGTTTGCGTCTTAGTCGACACCGTATCTGCCCGCTACGAGATGACGGATGAGCAGTTTTTTGCAGAAGCAACAAGACTGGATTAAGCGCACAACCGCGGTCTGGAATAGTCCAGATAAGACGTAACCGATCAAAGCAACGCGCCGCGGTTTTGCATAACAAATAAATTAATCAAAAGGAGAACGAAATCATGAGCAAAGCGAAAATGAGACTGAACAACGTAACTGTTAAATACGCAAAAGAGGAAGACGGAAAAAGTGTTCTTTCCGCGTCTATCTCTGCCGATCAGCAAAAAGACATTTTTGAAAAAATCATCAAAGAGTTTGGCGAAGATGCCGCCGCAGAAGCAAAATGGATTCCGGCAAAAGAAACCGATAAAAATGATCTTTACGTAAAAGCGCAGACCAACTATAAAGTAGATTTTTACGAGGACGGAATCGAGAGCGACACCGTTTCTAGTGTTGACGAACTCGGCAAAGGCGCAGTAGTCGACCTCTTCCTCTCGATCGGTGAAAGCAAATTCCGCCGCGACAAGGGATTCACGGCATACCTTTCCGCCGTAAACGTCCACAAGTTTGGCGATATGAAAAAATTCAATCCGTTTGCTTAACTACATATGACGGCGATACGTGCCCCGACTGTCGGACGGTAACTTGTGTGTTTAAGTAATCTGTAGTTGATTGTTACAATCTTGTATGTTGAAAAACTCCATACGTGTGAGAGAGCTACGTTTTCCAGCGTAGCTCTTTTTATACCCAGCGAAGCTCTGCCGCCCTCTGCCGTCCATCTGCAAGCAAAACGTGCGATCATCGTGCGATTAACGTGAGATTGACTGCGGAGAGACTGGCGGGGAACTGGCGGGACGCGGAGCGGGATGTGAAAACGATAGAAAGGAGGATGTGAAACAAAAAATGTTTCACGTAAAACAATGATTTTTTGGAACGATATTCAATGGGAAAAACTTTTCGATGAATATAATTTGAAATTTGAAGCGGTAGACGATAACGGAAAACCAATTAAGTATTACAACCCAATTCGGTTGTTTTCTGAGCCGGACGTTGACGGTGAATTCGCAGGTGTGGCAATTACGTGTTCCAACCGAAGTGCCGGAAAAACCAGTGCGTTTGCCGCGGCGAGTTGTATCTTGTGCAAAGAATATGGTTTGCAGACCGGATGGATTTTTCGGACAAAAGGGGAAATGACGGGAGCGGCGGCGATGTATGAGGATATGTTGCAAATGTATCCAAAATTGGGTAGTGTGATTACCTATAAAAATCTGGATAAGAATGGAAATGTCGTGCGGTATTTTCTGGACGGTGAGCCATTCGGATGTGCGTTTAGCTTTGGAAGTAAGATGGACAGCGTGAAAAAATTATCGCCGTATTTTCGGGATATTTACTTTTTGTTTTTTGATGAGTTTTCCATGGAGAGTGGACAGTACGTAAAAGGAGAGAGCGAAAAACTCCAATCGTTGTTATTGACGATCAGCCGTGGAAACGGAAGTCAGTCAAGATGGTTTAAACTGATTATGGCATCCAATAATATTTCGTTGCTCAATCCCTATTTTGTATTTTTTGGCATCCACAAACGGTATCAGAAAGAAACCAAAATGATGCATGGAAGTGGTTTTGTGTGCGAATTTACGCACAATGACAGTGCTAGTAAGGCGATGTGGGAAAATACTGCTCTGAAAGCATTCCGCGGCGGACACTATATGAAGAGCATGAGTGTAGGAGATCAGATGTTGATTGATGATGCCGTGTTTGTGCAAAAGCCGACCGGACGGTCGCGGTATCTGTTTACGATCGAGCACAGCGGAAAAAGTTATGGGGTGTATGAGTATTACGAAGAGGGTTACATCTATATTACGCACAACTATAACCCGTCTTGTAATTTTGTCGCGGTTTTTCGGGACGGAGATCATACCCAAAACACGGTTATGTTGGAACACTATGATTATTTGTTTGAAAATCTAGTTGACGCATATCGCAAAGCATATTTGCGGTTTGACGATCTAGACAGCAAAAATATGGCGGTTGAGTTACTAGGGATTGATCTTTATAAATAGTTCGTGGGAGACGGACAAAAGTACTTGACATACGGATAAAAAAGATGTATCATGAAAATACGGGGAAACCTTTTAAAAAGGGGTTGCCACGGTTGAGTAAACCGCCCTGTCCTTGGCAGGTCAAAAGGTTTCCTTGTTTTAATGGACAGGAAGAAAGGAGCAAAGATGGCAAGTATCGTTTTTAATATGATTGTCGGAATGATGAAAAAAGAAAATGCTTATCTTGCTTATACGGTACGCTATAAAGCGGACGAAAAAGACACGCTGATCATTGTCCCTCATGAAAATTACGAGTCTCACATCCGGTATTTGTGGGATTTCTTTTTCATGGATGGCAACGCGTATAACAGTAAATCGCCAGTTCGATTCATTCATAATTTTATTATGTGTGATAAATTAAGTGAAATTGAGGACTGGTTAAAATGGCAGGATAAGGAGGTAGAAACATGGATGTAACTATGGTAACGCAGTTAGTTGGAAGTCTCGGTTTTCCAATTGTTTGTTGCGGCGCACTTTTTTGGTATCTGGTGAAAGAAAAAGACGCACACAAGGAAGAGATGGAAGAACTGCGGAAAAGCGTAGAAGCGAACACGACTGCAATTAATTCACTTTGCCGGCACTTAGGAGGTGAAAAGAATGAATAAAATCGAAAAAGCAGTTGCATGGGCGGAACAAATCGCCGCAGATGATCGGCACGGGTACTCACAGGTACACCGGAACAGTCCCGATTATGACTGCTCCTCTTTTGTCGGGACTGCACTTGAAAAAGCTGGTTTTCCGGTCAGCATTTACAGTACAACTAGAAATCTAGGTGAACAGTTGGAAAACGCTGGTTTTGTGAAATGCGGTAAACCGTGGAAACGCGGTGATATCCACCTTGCGGCTGGTCATCATGTAACGATGTCGGTTGACGCGAACCGCATCGTCCACGCCAGCCAGTCGGAAAACGGCGGGATTGATGGTCAGACGGGAGATCAGACCGGAAAAGAAATCTGTGTACGGTCTTATTACGATCTTCCGTATGAAAATACCGTTCACTATCGGTATGCAGGAGCCGTCAAGACAGAATACGCGCGTAGTTTTGACCGGAAAATTGCAGGAGCGTATCATACCAATGATCGCTATAATCTGCGTGTTGGCGCAGGAATGAATAAAACTGTCATCTTGACGTTGCCAACCGGAATCAGTGTTAGAAACTACGGATATTATACAGGAGAATGGTATCTTGTGAAAGCTATCGTTAATGGAATTGTCTATACCGGATATGTAGCAAAAGAGGGTCTGACACGTGGCTGATCTGACGCTTGCTTATAATGCTTGCATACAAATTTGTAATAATCCAAACGTGGGTTATTCCCAAACGTATCGTGAGGGGCAGACCGTGGGAGGGATTACGTACTATGATTGTTCGTCCCTTATGAGTTATTGTTGCACCGTTGGCGGTTTTTTGGCAAGCAACCCGTGGTTTACCACTCGGAGCATGGACGGGTATCTGATCGGTGCGGGATTCCAAAAAGGAACAGCAAACCAGCCTTGGAAAAAAGGCGATATTTTGTGGCGTTCCGGGCATACCGAAATGGTATATGACCCGGCAGACGGCGGCGGGTATACGATGGGAGCGCACACAGATAGCTACCCACTGGACAGACAGGTGTCCATCAATACGTTTGTGTCGCCCTATAGTGCCTGGACGTATCTGTACCGATACCCAGTTGAGGTACAAAGCGGAATCAGCCAGTATGTGATTGCCGCCATCTGCGGCAACTTCTGGCAGGAATCAACCATTAATCCGGGTTTGTGGCAGGGTACGATTGTCGGTTCTCCCGGTTATGGTTTGGGACAATGGACGGATAACGCCGTCACCGACCGCCGGACGCGGTTGTTCCAATGGTTAGATTCCAACGGGTACAGCCGGGAAGATGGTAACGCGCAGTTAGAATATCTGATTTATGAAAATGTCTGGTATTCGGTCGGAGCCGCTAGTGCTTACGAAAATCTACAAGCGTTTTTGCACAGTGACAGCACCGATCTGAACGCACTGACTTCCGCCTATATGAAAGGATGGGAGGGAATTAGTGACGATGGAACACTTGCGTTCCGGCAGGAAAAAGCACACGAGTGCTTCAATTATATTTCCGAACACGCAAAAGATTCTGCAATTACCGGATGGATTGTGGGGAACCGCTATCTATCCGATTCTGAAAGATTAAACAATGCGATTATGGTATTTCGGTATCTGTCCACTGGACAACCGGAACCGCCCGAGCCGCCCCATCCCATGAAACCAAAACGGCATAAAATGCCGATCTGGTTATATCCCAATTTAAAAAGGAGGTATTAACATGACACTTGAAGAGTATTGGACAGAAATTGTAGCCGATATTGGAAACATCGAAACGCATGGTGATGCGATCGCCGCCATCAGTGAAAAAATCAAAACAGAAGATACTGACATCGGAGCGCTGATGTCGGAGCGTGACGCACTGGTTGCGGAACGGGACGAACTGCGCGGAAAGTATGAATCTGCGGTCGCAGAAATCAAAAGCCGCTGGTCTGATCTTTCCCACGGCGGAAGTATCACAAAAGTAACCGAGTTTGGCGGAAAAGTGCCGGAAGCAGAAGACACCGCAACAAGTATCAATGATCTTGATATGTCCCAGCTCATCATGAGCGGAAAAGGAGAGTAACAATGGCAAAACTTGACATGACAAATATTAACATGCTGAACGCCGTTCGGCAGACGATGAGTGTTGATTACCGTGACAGAGTTCCTGTGGCAACGCGTGATAATATCGCGGATATTGCAAAAACGTTAACTGACCCGTACAATCCGATGGCAAGAAACGAACTCGTTCCGGCACTGGTGAATCTGATCGCCAGCCAGTCCATCAGTACCGAAGCGTTCCGCAATCCTCTGCGTGTACTGAACAGTAACGCTATGCCGTATGGAAACGGTGAACAGGAAGTTTATGTAAACTTTGCGCAGGGATATGCACACGATGCCAATATCAGCATCGAAGATGCGACCGCCATTTATGACAGCTATATTATGGCGCTGTATCATGTAATCAATTTTAATAACGATTATCCGGTAACGATCTGGTTTGAGGATATGCGCGGCGCGTTTCTCGATGATTACGGACTCAGAAGTCTAGTGCAGGCAAAAGTGGAGAGTGTCGTTTCCGCTTGTAACTGGGATGAGTTTACGACAGCGAAAGAGTTGATTGCATCCGCAAAGCGCGCTGGACAGATTTATCCGGTTCATGTGGATGCGGTTACAGATCAAGCATCCGCGAACGCACTGGCGAAACAAATTCAGTCCTATATTGACAAGATTCAGTTCCCGAACCCGCTGTATAATTTCGCTGGCGCGACATCGGCGGCAAAAGAAGATACCATTCTTCTGTTTGTCGACCCAGATACCAAAGCCGCGATGAACGTTGACAGTTATGCAAGCGCGTACAATCTCGACCGGATGATTCCGAAAGCACAGCAGGTTTTAATTGATAACTTTAACGATGCTGAGGGTATCGTGGCTGTACTGGTTGACAAACGGTTCTTCAAAATCCGAGAACAGTACCGCATGATGGTACAGGACAATGTCAATCGCGGTTTGAGATGGAACAGTACCTATACCGTAAAAGAGATGTTCTCGTATTCGCTGTTTTATCCAATTATTGTATTTACAACCGAGACAGTTCTTGTTTCTTCCATCAATAAAAGTGATGTGGGACTGGTGAAAGCCGGAACAGATGTGGACTTTGGAAGCAGTTTTGATGTTACTTCCAATGGTGTAGCTGACAAAGCAATTGATGTAAAAGTAGAGGGTAACTCTTCGTCTGATACATTTGTGATTCCGGGCACAACCATTCTTCGAATTGCAAAAAATGAACAGAATCTGAAACCGAAAGCAAATAAAACAGACAGCGTGCGGGTTGTGATTACCAGTCGATACGATTCTTCCAAAACAGAAACCATTTACTTTACGACCGATTAAGAGAGGTGGGAAACATGGATAGTTTCATTCCAATGCCGCCGCAGACCGATGTGGCGGCAGTTTCCCCGCAGACCACGGTTATTCTGGCTAGTGGTATCGAGTGGGGAAACGATTATGAACATGTACGATACTACGAAAACGGAAAAGCAGGTTGTCTGGCGCACGTAAGAGAAAAAGCAATCCATACTTTCAAGCAGTCCGCGCCCGTGAGATGGGGAGAACTGACTTATAAGGGAAAAGGGAATGAGAGTGATTTTCTGAAATGCAATTATATTGCTTTTCAGAACAAACCCTATACGGAAGAATGGTATTTCGGTTTTGTGACGCGCGTAGAATGGTTGAGTGACGGAAGTTTCAAGATTTATTTCGAACCCGATCGTTTTCAGAACAGTTTTTACGATGTGGTACTTCAACCGTGCTATGTAGAGCGAGAACACGTTGCGAAAGCAGATGACGCAGTAGGTGCGAATCTAGTCCCCGAAAATCTGGAAACTGGAGAATACATTGTAAATAGTTCCGCTGGCATGGGTTTCGGTCTTATGAACTATTGCCTTATTGCTAGTGCAGACGAAAATGGCGTTGCTTTAGAACCGGAATTAAATCAAAAAATAATGTCTGGTTTGACTTATTTTAACACTACAGATTTTGCTACCATGAAACAAAAAATTCAAGCCTATGCTACAAGCGGAAATGCAGACGCTATTGTATCTATTTTTCAAGCACCTGCTTTATGCTTTTCTGCAAGTCCACAAGACTTTACCATGGCTTTCCCAACAACGCTAGCTGGCTATACTCCAAAAAATAAAAAACTATTTCAATATCCATTTTCATATTTAATCGCAGATGCGCACGATGGAACGCAATATGCATACCGACTCGAATACTTCAAAAACCAAAAAATAGTTTTTGGCGCACAAGGAGTAAAATTAAATATTCCGTCTATATACATATATCCAAAAAATTACAAAAATGAACCTACTAATAATACGCCATATGCATTTACTTATAGTAATTTTCCTACCTGCGCGTGGACAAATGACGCTTATCAAGCATGGCTGGCACAGTCTCAACCTATATGGGATTATCAGACAAAACAGCAGTATATTGATACTGGAAAAAGTGTTGTATCAACCATTGCAAACGTATTAAGCGGTAATTTCGGAAAAGCCATCGAAAGCAGTATCGGTCAGACAGTAAGCAATTTTATGTTTGGCGAAAATATTTCAGCACAGATGGAGCAACACGATTTAATTCCGCCTACAGCAAAAGGAAGTGCTACTGGAAGTTATGTTCAGACTGCACTTTTTAGTAATACGATTGCATTAAAGACCATGTGTGTAACTCCGGAAATGGCGAAAGTAATTGACGATTATTTCACCATGTACGGATATGCAACGCATAGAATCAAAGTGCCGAATATCACAGGGCGGTCAAACTGGAATTTTGTCAAAACGGTTAATTGCGGATTACATGGCGCGTGCGTTACAGATGATATCAACTTTTTGCAGGCAATGTTTAACCGCGGGGTTACGTTCTGGCACACGGATGACGTTGGAAACTATGGTCTTTCCAATAATTAAGGAGGTGATATCATGTACAATAACCCGTATCGGGTGAGTAACAAAGAAGTGTGGGGACAATGGGAAAACAACCCGAATACGTCACCGGAAGAAAAGATGTATTTTCGCCACTTTTTCGACAAGTTCGTAAATTTAGCATTATCACGTTATGAGTATGACGGTTTACCGGATGAGATTCCGCCGCGGATGCTCAACTCCTATCTGTTATGGCAGGGAATGTGTCTGTTCAAAAAAGAACCAATCACCGGACTTTTCGGAGTGTTTGGTGTTAATCTGGTTGGTGAACCAGACATTTACGGGATTCCGACTGATTGGATTGCATACGCCATGAATGGACAGTATTATGAACAGACCGACAAGGAAGAAAGCGCACTGATTTTCGCAAGACCTTTTGCTGTACCGGAAATTCTCAGTATTATTCTGCACGCACAGAGCTTGGCAGAGAAAAAAGCGTCCACAAGGGTAAACGTTATTCAGCAGAGAACGCCAGTTGTTATAAGCGGGGATTCCACGCAGAAGTTATCCATTGACAACTTTATTCAGAAGTGGGTAAAAAATATTCCTTTCATCAAAGCAAAAAACGATCTGCGAAAACAGATTCAGATTGATACCATTGACTTGAAAGTACAGCCAATCTTTAACGAACTTGACACCGCCGCACAGAGAGAAGTAGCAGAATGTCTGGCTGATCTCGGAATCGAAGCAAGCGGCGTGGAAAAACCGGAAAGGTTGGTTTCCGCAGAAACGAGTTACAATGATGGAGAGATTGAGTTAACGAGAAACGGAAATCTGGCAACCATTCAGAGGGGACTTGATGCAATCAATGAAATGTATGGTTTGAATATCCATGTACATTTTAATTCTAAGATGGTAACGCCGATTAACAGACCGGATGTATTCGACACGACAAATGCCGAAAACGACACACCGGAAAACAACGGAAACGGCACACCGGAAAGTGAGGTGGAATGATGTTTCTTAACTATAACTACGAAACGAAAACGCTAACGAATACCATTGAACAGTTAGTTATTTCCGATCATGTACTTTCACCACTTGAAAATCAGACCATTGATAATATGATCGAAGTCGCCGTTCCTTTAATCTTCAATTTTGACTTTCCGTTTTATGTCGATGCATCCGCGCCAGAATATGCAACCGCAAAACTTGCGTTCGAAAAATCGTTCTGTTTACAGTATTTTCGAGAACAGATTGGACTGGAAACAATCGGAGAATTTCAGTATCATCTGAAAAGGATTCTTTCGGTCAATATGCCATACTATGAGCAGTTGTACCGGAGTATTACTTTTGAGTACAACCCGCTTATTACTCATAAGAGTACACGAAAAGTAACGAGTACAAAAGACGATACACGAACAGGCGTGATCTCGGGAGACAGCACAGCAAAAAACACAACTACAGCCGATACAAATAATGACACACAAAATATTCACTCGGACAACCCGCAGATTAATTTCGCCGGAACGAATTATGCATCTACGATGGATAGGGGACAGAATACCATCCATAACAGTGCTGTAAGCAATGGAGAGAATACCACAAAAACCAACAGTAATGACACGTATCATGCAGATAATAATGATACGATTGAAGATGAGGGATTCAACGGTAGTTACTCTATAGAAATTCAGAGATTCCGAGATACCATACTTAATCTTAACAAGCGTATTTGCGATGATTGCAGAGAGTTATTCTATCAATTTTATTAAGGAGGGATAATAATGGCAGAGAAACCAACGATTCCAGATTTTCCTACGTTGCCAGATTTCGGTAAGATGATTACGCAGGCTTGTGAAGTTGTAGCAAGTGTGCGGGGGATTCCGTATGATTTCAACGGTACATTGAGTCTGGAAAATAAATTTGTTGTGCTGTTTAAGACGGTGAAAGAAATGTTTGACGCACAGGACGAACTTGTAAAAAGTTACAAGGCGTTATATGATTTTGTCAATCAGTATTTTACTGATTTAAATGTACAGGACGAAATAAACAAAAAAATACAGTCAATGGTAGAAGACGGAAGTCTAGTTACTTTACTCGCACCGACTGTATCAAATAGTACAGGAGAATGGTTAGAAACCAATATTACTAATCCATCCAATCCGCCTATTGATAAAAGTTTAACAGTTGAAAACGCCGCCGCTGATGCAAAAATAGTTGGAGATAAAATAACAGCTAATACAGAACAAATTACTAAAAACTCAACTGAGTTGTACTACACAAAAGAAAACGAAATTACGGTAAATGTACCCGAATATAGTCTATTAGAAAATAAAGTTGCTTATATTGACACAAATAACAAAATTGCAACGTATGATAATACCGCCGCATTTGTACTTAAAAAAAATGTTTCAAACGGCGAAAAATATAGAATTAAATCACAAACACACGGAACAGTAAACACGTTATTATATGCTATTTGCAATACAAACGGTATTGTTCTAAAATCAGAAAAAATGGGTGTTCCTGCAAATACTTACATTACAACTAACATTACAATCCCAGAAAACGGTACTATATTATATCTGAACGAATTTCCAACACAGAAATTTCCTTTAGTTGTGTATAAAATAGAAACTATTGATGTTTCTAGCATCAACGGGAATAACACAATAAATTGCTGGGGCGATTCACTAACGCGTGGTGTAGGTGTAGGCGATTCCTATTCTAAAGCTTATCCATATGTTTTATTTAACTTACTTGATGGTCGAAAAGTAATCAACTGTGGAATAGGAGGAGAAAATATAATTGCCATTGCATCACGGCAGGGAGGTTTGCCGAATATGGTACAGCCTTTTACTATTCCATCAGATTCCACAAAAGTAAAAATTAATTTGTCTAATATATACGGCAATAGTGCAGAAATTTTATTACAAAGTGGTTCAGCTTTAGACCCTATAACAGATAAGTATATTAAAACGGCGCAAATTAACCCGTGTGCCATTAACGGAATTACAGGTACTATTACTTACGAAAATGGTAACTATTATTTTTCACGTTCCGAAAAAGGAAACTCTGTAATAGTAACGCGCCCTGTTCCATTGATTACACATGGCATGACAAAGCTACGCGATAATATCAATGTAATATGGATTGGCACGAACGGCGGTTTCACAACCTCCGCAGAATTGATAGAAACTATAGATACTATGATTAAGTATATGCGCCCGATTACAAAAAAATATATAGTAATCGGTTTACATCACTTAACCAGTTCGGTAACAGAATCATTCGCAATTATCGAAAAAAATATGACAACACACTTTGGTCAGAATTACATTAATGAACGCCAATATATGGTTAAATATGGCCTGCTTGATGCTGGTATTACACCCACTCCAGAAGACAATGCCGCTATTTCACAGGGAAAAATACCTCCGTCATTATTATATGACGATGTCCACTACAATGCAAAAGGATATGCTATAATTGCTAATCTCGTAGCAGAACGCGGAAAAGAAATTGGTTACTGGCAGTTAAAGTAAACAATTACAACTTATGCCACCCAATGTCCGTCACCCGCGGACACGCCGTGTCCGTCACCCGCGGACACTTTAGCAGACTAAAGTGAGTTGCCGTTTCGGATGTGTCCGCGTCCCGCGGACATTCCGGCGGTTTTGCCCGCTTTTCGG